TTTTACAGACACATGGCAAAGGATGAGCAGCTTAATGATGTAGTTCGTACTGCACAGAAGCAATCTGCTGAGAAAACCTTAGAAGAGTTAGAGACTATGTTCTTAGATACGTTACATAAGCGTAAGATGTACGATCCTAACTTACTTAGGGATTATGCCACACATGTTCGCTGGAAAGTGCAGAAGGTGTTACCAGAGAAGTTTGGTGAGATAAAGCAGAGGACAGGTGTTGAGTTAACTGATGGTGCGATAAGGATAGTGTGGGAAACAGATGCAAGTAAAGATACCATATAAGCCTAGAGACTTACAGGCAGAGATGCACAGAGACTTGAAGAGATGGAATGTGCTAGTTATGCACAGGAGATTTGGTAAAACTGTGTTTGCTGTCAATCACATGATAAAACATGCTTTGACTTGTCCGTTGCCAAGACCAAGAGTTGCTTTGGTTGCACCTACGTTTAGTCAGGCTAAGAGGATTAGTTGGGATTATGTAAAGTATTATGCTGGTGTGATACCTGGAGTTAGTTTTAATGAAACTGAACTGAGGGCAGACTTTCCTAATGGTGGTAGGATTATGTTATTGTCAGGAGAGAATCCTGATGCCTTGAGAGGTATTTACTTGGACTTGTGTGTGTTTGATGAGTATGGGATGCAGAATCCTAGGGTATGGGGGGAGGTTGTAAGACCAGCACTATCGGATAGAGAGGGTGCAGCTATATTTCTAGGAACACCAAATGGGCATAATCATTTTTACGAAATACTGACACAAGCCAAGCATGAGACTGAAGAGGGAAGTGATTATTGGTATTGGAAGATTGCGAAGGCTAGTGAAACGCAGTTGGTGAAAGATACGGAGTTGGATGCTGCCAAGTCACAGATGACGTTAGAGCAGTATGAGCAAGAGTATGAATGTTCATTTACGGCTGCGATTATTGGTGCGTATTATGGAAGGTTACTTGTAGAAGCTGAAGATGGTGGCAGGATAACGAGAGTGCCGTATGATCCTGCGTTGCCAGTACATACAGCTTGGGATTTAGGTATCAATGATAGTACAGCTATTTGGTTTGCACAGGTTTACAGAGGAGGAGCAGTGAATGTTATCGACTATTATGAGAATACTGGTTTTGGATTGGACCATTATGCAGAAGTCCTTAGAAAGAAGGATTATCATTATGGAGACCACCTTGCTCCACATGATATTGAAATTAGAGAGTTGGGGTCTGGCAAATCACGGATGGAGACAGCGTTTAGTCTTGGCATACGTTTCAAGGTGGTTTCGAAGATGAAGGTAGCTGATGGTATCAATGCTGCTAGATTATTGATGCCGAAGTGTTACTTTGACAGAGATAAGTGTCATACAGGTCTTGAGATGATGAAACAATACAGGCAAGAGTGGGATGAGAAGAAGAAGAGGTTTAGGGATCAGCCAAGGCATGACTATACATCACATGCAGCAGATGCGTTCAGATATTTGGCTATAGGTATTGAGAATAGAAAGACTTACACAAGACCACCACAAGATGTTGCTGATAACAGTTATAATATTTTTGCATGAGTAAGTACGAAGATTTGCGAGATATACTGATCTTGATGCAGTATAGTGACTTGCATAAGACGTATAACTTAGAACAGATATGCAGATGTATTGTTGTGCCAGTGATGTTAAATCAGTATCAGGTAATACGTTTACAACATGAACTTGTTATGTTTGGCACTTGGGGTTTTCCAAATAAAAAGCAGTTAGATGAATACTTGGAGACAGGGGAGTTCCCTCATGGTGGTTATCAAGGTGGTGGAAAAGATGTTTGGATGATTGATTTTATTTCAAAAAAAGATTATACCTTAAAAGGAGTAAAACATTTTAGATATTTTTTTAAGAAAAAAGGGTATCAGGTTGCGTTTTGGCTCAGACAGAGAAATAAAAAACTTGGCTTTGTCAAGTCTGCAAGGAGGTAGACATGGGTGGTAGTAATGGTGGTGGTGGCGATCCTACTGGCAACATGATGACAAATAGGGATATTCAGAAAGCAAAATCCGACAGAGATAGAAGAGAGATGGCACAATCAGGTGTCCAAGATCCATACGAATTTACAAGACTTGCAGAAAATTTACAGGCACAAAAATTAGAAAGAGAAGCACAGGCTGCATCAATAACAGGTAATAAATTGTTAGATGCTGCTGTTCCAGGTGCAGGAGCATTGTCTCTTGTAACGCAGTTTTCCAAAGAACAACAAGCTAGAGAACTAAGAAGAGGTGGCGAAATGATTACTGATAGCGAGGGTAACTATCAAGGTGTCGTAAGCAAAAACTTTCTTGGTGGCAGAGTATTTAGTGGTAATCCAGACTTCGATCCTATCGGTGGTGGCACTTCAGGTGGAGATGATAATCCACCACAAGTACAAAGAGTTGATGTAACTCCTGAAGTTACACCTGAAGTCACACCTGAGATAGTTCCTGATGAACAAGAAACAATCCTTACGAGAGGAAGAGGAACAAGAAGAACAAAACGAGCAGGACAAGCTGGAACATTTATTGAAGGATATGGTGCTTTACAAAGAGGTAAAGGACCTAGGTCAGTAGTTTAGGAGAAGCAAATGTCATTTTTAAGACCAAAAGTAAATATACCACCTCCTCCACCTCCACCACCACCACCTATGGAAGTAAGTGATGAAGATACACAAAGAGCAGCAGCTATGGCTGAAGAAAATGTTGCAGATGAAAGACGTAGAAGAAGGGGTCGTGGATCAACTATTGTTACTGGATTGACAGCAGAAAACAAATCACCAACAGTAGGTAGACCAGGATTAACAGGTTAGATATGGCAGACTTTGCAAAAGAATTAGTAAACAGACTTAACTATCTTGAGACTTACAGAAAGTATTGGAATACACACTATCAGGAGTTGGCTGATTATATGCTACCTGAGAAGTCTGATATTGTAAGAAAAAGAAGTCGTGGTGAAAAAAGATCAGAGAATATATTTGATAGTACATCACAGTTAGCTGTTGATCTATTATCGTCAGCTTTGCATGGTATGCTTACATCAGGTGCTACACCTTGGTTTCATTTGGATATGAAAGATGAAAACATAGGCAGAGATGATGATGTGCGTGAATGGCTTGAAAGTTCATCTATGAGTATGATGAGAGCCTTCAACAGATCAAACTTTGAAACAGAAGTGCATGGTATGTATGTGGACCTTGTTGTGTTCGGCACTGGCTGTATGTTTATCGAGATGGAAGATAAAACACTTAGGTTTTCTACAAGACACATATCAGAGTTTTTTATACAGGAAAATCAGTTTGGTTTAGTCGATACTGTATTTAGAAAGTACAAGAGTCCAGTAAGACAAGTCATTCAAAGATTTGGCTTGGACAATGTAACAGAATATATCAAGAAGAAATTTGAGCAAAAGCCTGATGAAGAAGTTGAGTTGCTTCATGTGGTGTTGCCAAGAATGAATAGGAATCCTGATAAACCTGATAATCAGAACATGCCTTTTGCATCTTTCTATATTGATATGGAGACAAAACAGTTCTTGTCTATTGGTGGTTTCGAGGAGTTTCCTTACGTTGTTCCTCGTTTTCTAAAAAGCACAGGAGAGATCATGGGTCGCTCCCCAGCCATGACGGCTCTCGCTGATGTGAAAATGTTGAACCTAATGAGTAAGACCATCATTCAGGCAGCACAAAAGCAAATAGATCCTCCACTATTAGTTCCTGATGATGGCTTCATTTTGCCAGTTAGAACACAACCAGGTGGACTAAACTTCTTTAGATCAGGTACAAGAGACACAATATCACCACTCAATACAGGTGCTAATATACCTATTGGTTTGAATATGGAGCAACAAAGAAGAGAAGCAATCAGAGGTGCTTTTTATGTTGACCAGTTACTAAGTGGCACATCTCCAAACATGACAGCTACAGAGGTTGTGCAAAGACAGGAAGAAAGAATGAGAGTGATAGGTCCTGTGCTTGGAAGATTGATGAATGAAATGTTAAAACCTTTGATTGATAGAGTGTTTTCACTAATGCTTAGAAATGAAATGCTTGCAATACCACCAGAGATACTGCAAGGAAGAGACATAGACATTGAATATGTATCACCACTTGCAAAGGTACAGAAGTCAACAAGCCTGAACTCTACAATGAAAGCATTAGAAATATTATTACCATTATCACAGAGTTTACCAGTTGGAGATCATTTAGATGCAGATGGTCTTGTCAGACATGTTACAGATTCATTAGGTGTTCCAAAGAGTGTCTTGAGGACAAATGCAGAAGTTGCAGAAATCAGAGAGCAAAGACAGCAAATGCAAGAAGAGCAAATGCAAAGACAACAGGATCAAGAAGATGTAAATACAGCTTTACAGGCATCACAAGCAGTAAGGATGGTAGGTGGTGGTCAAGGAAATTGAAGCTATTAAATATATGTATAGACAAGTTTTTACTACCGATAGTGGAAAAAAGGTGTTACAAGATTTAGAAGCAAGATGTAATTATCGTAATACAACATACGTTCAGAACGATAGTAACGGAACGGCTTTTGAAGAAGGCAAGAGAACAGTGTACTTGCACATTTTAAATATGTTAGAAGAGGAAACAAATGAACGAAACAGAACAACAGGCAATCCAAACTGAGCCAACACAACCTAGTGTGCCAGTTGAAACTCCTGCTGAAGTAGCCAGTGGAAGTGGATCTCGAAGTGAGTTTCTACAACAGTTACCTGAAGAAATCAGAGATCATCCAAGTCTACAAAGCATTAATGACGTAGGAAACTTAGGACTTTCCTATGTGAACGCACAAAGATTAATTGGTGCAGATAAAATACCATTACCAAAAAATCCAACAGAGGATGATTTGAGTAACATATATTCTAAGTTAGGTAGACCTGACGAGCCTAGTGGCTATGCTATACAAGCAGATGGTCAGATACTAACTGAGGGAGATGTGAATACATATACAGATATTGCACACAAACTTGGTCTATCAAAGACACAGGCTAATGGTATATTAGATTATTACAGAAGTAGTATTCAGCAAACAACAGAAGCAATGTCAAAAGATGCACAGCAACAAAAACAACAGATTGAGCAAAACTTGAAAGCTGAATGGGGTGCTGACTTTGATGCAAAGGTATCACAAGCAAACAGAGCAGTCGCAGATATAGCTGGTCAAGATTTGTTAGATATGGTTTTGCAAGATGGAACTAAGGTTGGTAATCATCCTGCATTTATCAAAGCGTTTGCAAGTTTTGCAGATTTTAAAAACTCTGTGACAAAAGAAGATACAATATCAGAGAACTCTGTGAACTACAGAATGAGTCCTGCTGATGCAAAAGCAAAGATTGATACAATAATGAATGACAGATCTCATGCTTATTGGGATAGAAAAAATCCAGTGGCAAGAGATAAAGCTGTAAAAGAAGTTCAAGATTTATATGAGATGTTGAATGGAGCAGCGTGAAATTAGATTAGAGTGTTTGCGTTTAGCAGTAGAGTTTGGAACGCAAAGAGACTTAATGAATCCCAAAGAACTCGCTAATAAATATTACGAGTGGGTAGTGAAGGGTAGCTTGCCAACAAGTCCTTCTGGCAATCGGAAAGACGATAGACCTAACGAGTCTGAAAATCTTAGGAGTGTCCGAAAGGGTAGCACCTCGAAAGTAGTTAAAATGAAAACGTAGTTATTAACAGGAGAAAAAAATGTCAATAAATGTAACTACGGCATTTGTCCAACAGTATTCTGCTAATGTGCAGATGCTTTCTCAGCAAATGGGTTCATTACTGAGAGATGCTGTAAGGGTAGAATCTGTTACAGGAAAAAATGCCTTTTTCGATCAGATCGGCAAAGTTACTGCTCAAAAGCGTACAACTCGCCATTCTGATACACCTCAAATCGATACTCCTCACGCAAGAAGAAGAGTGTCGTTAGTTGACTATGAGTTCGCAGATCTCATAGATGAGCAAGACAAAGTTCGTATGCTTATTGATCCAACAAGTGCTTATGCTCAAGCAGCAGCAGCAGCTATGGGAAGATCAATGGATGATGTTATCATTGATGCAGCATTAGGAACTGCGTTTACTGGTGAGACTGGTTCAACATCCACAACCATGTTAGCTGGAAATCAGATAGCAAATGGTGGTACTGATTTGACAGTCGCAAAGTTAAGAACAGCAAAAAAGACTCTTGACTTAGCATCAGTAGATCCTTCAATCCCAAGATATATAGCCGTTGGTCCAGAGCAGATTGATGCGTTGTTAGGAGATACAAATGTAACATCTTCTGACTTCAACACAGTCAAGGCACTTGTCCAGGGTGAAATCAATACATTCATGGGATTTCAATTCATTGTAACCAACAGACTATCAAAGGCTAGTAACATCCGTTCATGTTTTGCATGGGCAGAGGATGGTCTTACATTAGCGATTGGTAAAGATGTGATGGCAAGAATAGACGAGAGAAGTGACAAAGGTTACGCAACTCAGGTCTACTACTGCATGAGTATCGGTGCTACGAGAATGGAAGAAGAAAAAGTCGTTCAGATAGACTGTGATGAGTCAGCATAAGGGAGAAGTAAATGACTACAAAAAATTCTACACTTGTAGCTAATTTTGAAGCTACTCCTCAAATTGCTAGTAATTCACAAGAGCTTCATGGCGTTTTGCGTGTGGCTCAAGGAACGATAGCATTAGCTGCTGGAGACAGCACAGACAATGATATTGTCATGCTTGCTCCACTACCAAGTAACGCATCAATTACAAAGTTGCAAGTTGCAACAGATGCTTTAGGTGGCAGTTGCACATTTAATGTCGGTATCTATCAAACAGATGGAACAGTTGTAGACGAGGACTTTTACGCTACATCAGTTGCAGATGGAACAACAGCAGTTGCCGATCTTAGAACAGAAGCAGCAGATATTAATACTATAGGTGCAAAGTTATTTGAAAATGCAGGAGCATCCACTGATCCAGGTGGGTACTACTACATTGCAGCTACCTTTAATGCCACAGGTGGCACAGGTGGTGATATGTCTTTCATCATTGAGTATGTAATCAACTAAATAAGAGGGGGAGCAATCCCCCTTTTTCAAAGGTAAAATTATGCCCTCAGTAGTAGATATATGTAATGAAGCTATGGATTTATTAGGTGCAGCAACTATTACTGCTCTTACAGAAAATTCAAAAGAAGCAAGACTTTGTAACAGAAGATTTGCGACAGTAAGAGATGCAACACTTAGATCACATCCTTGGAACTGTGCAATAGAAAGAGCAGAGTTAGCAGCAGATAGCACAGCACCTTCTTTTGGTTTTGCCAATCAGTTTACTTTACCAACAGATCCTTTTTGTTTGCGTGTTTTGTCATTCTTTACATCAAACGTAGATGCAGAGATTTCGCCTTACGACAGTCAAGTAATGTTTAAGATAGAAGGCAGAAAGATACTTTCAGACGAAGCAACATGCAGAATAGTTTACTTGGCAAGAGTTACAGATACAGAACAGTTTGATAGTCTATTGTCAAATGCTATAGCCTATAGACTTGCATCAGAGACAGCGTATGCAATCACAGGCAGCACAACAGTTGCACAATCAATGTATAGTATGTATGAGCAAAAGGTAAAAGAAGCAAGAGCAATGGATGCACTTGAAGGTAAACCTGATAAATTGGTGGCTGATGAGTTTACAAATATAAGGTTGTAGTATGGCAAGAGTATCGACAATCTTAACTAATTTTAGAGCAGGAGAACTATCTCCTAAACTATCAGGTAGGATTGACTTACAAAAATATAGTGAGGGTTGTGATACTTTAGAAAATATGTTGGTGTTTCCGTCAGGTGGCATCACTCGTAGACCAGGAACATCATTTGCAGGAACAACAAAAGATGGTGGCAAAGTCAAGTTAGTAAACTTTGAGTTTTCAGATGAACAGGCTTATGTGCTTGAGTTTGGTGCAAACTATGTTAGATTTTTTAAAGATGGTGGTATTCTAACAGAAGCTACAAAAACTATAAGTGCTATAACAAAAGCAAATCCAGCAGTAGTTACAGCTACATCTCATGGCTACAGCAATGGTGATAGAGTATTTATATCAGGTGTTGTAGGTATGACAGAAGTAAACAATCGTGAGTTTACTGTTGCAAACAAAACAACAAATACATTTGAGTTATCAGGTATAAACAGTTCTGCATTTACAACTTACACTTCAGGTGGCACAAGTGGAAAAATAGTAGAAGTTACAACGACTTACAGCGTAACTGAGATATTTGAGATTAACTTTGCACAGTCAGCAGATGTATTGTTTATTGCACACAAGTCACATGAACCAGCCAAACTCACAAGAACTTCAGCAACAAGTTTCACGCTAACAGATATAGATTTTACGGATGGTCCTTACCTAGATGAAAACCTTACTACAACTACTTTGTATGCTAGTGCAGCAACAGGCACAGGTATAGACATAGTTGCATCAGCTAGTTTCTTTGAGTCAGGTCATGTTGGTGCATTGTTTAGATTTCGAGAGATTATTGAGGTCAACCATGATGCGTGGGCAGCATCAACAAGTTATGCACAAAATGCTACAGTTCGTAATGGTGATAATGTTTACAAAAAATCAAACTCAGGATCACATACAAGTAGCACAACAGCACCAGTGCATACAAAAGGCACAGAGACTTATGGCGATATAGACTGGGAGTTTTTACATAGTGGCACTGGTTTTGTAAAAATAACAGGTTTTACAAGTGCAACACAGGTAACAGCAGATGTTAAAAGCACACTACCAGCTTCAGTAGTTGGATCAAGTAACACCACTACAAAGTGGAGTGAAGGTGCATTTAGTTCTGTTCGTGGCTTTCCAAAGGCACTAGCTTTTTACGAAGAAAGATTGTTCTTTGCAGGAACAACACATCAACCACAAAGTATATTCGGCAGTGTGTCTGCTGACTTTGAAAACCATACACCAGGTTTGAATGATGATGATGCTGTGAACATTACAATCGCATCAGATCAAGTCAATGTTATCAAACATCTTTTGCCAGGTAGATTTCTTCAGATACTTACAACTAGTGCTGAGTTTACTTTGTCAGGTGGCACAGGAACACAACCAGTTACACCAACGAATGTAAATGTTTTGAGAGAAACAACATTTGGCACATCACAGGTGAGACCACTAAGAGCAGGAAACTCAACTATACTTGTGCAGAAAGGTACAGAAAAAGTAAAAGAGATTACGTTTGATT